CCGTGGGTATACCAGCTCGTAACAAACGTCGTGCCAGTAAGCCAGCCACCAATTGCCAGATAAGCAGTGGGAAAAAGAAGGAGTCCAGACCAACCCACAAAGACAAAGCGATCTCGTTTAAGCCAGTCATCAAGGACATCAAACCACCCCCTTGTCGGAGGACTTAGTGTGCTTGCTACCATTTTTAATTTCCTTTAGATAGTACAGTTGAGGCCAAGTATCGCGAATGATCTCGGCAAGTTTTGATGGTGTATCTTTGCTTATCATAACTTTACATGCAAAGAGAAAAGAAAAGGGACCCGAAGGTCCCTTTAGTTGTTTTCTTAATAAACGTCGTTTATTAGGAATCCGAGTATCAACCAACTGCAGGAGCGGTGAGTGCCACGGGGGTGGACTCTGCTGCTGCCAGGTCGAGTGGGAAGTTGTGAGCATTACGCTCGTGCATCACTTCCATGCCAAGACCAGCACGGTTGAGAACGTCTGCCCAGGTGTTGAGCACACGACCCTGACCATCGATGATGGACTGGTTGAAGTTGAAACCATTCAGGTTGAATGCCATGGTGCTAACGCCCAGTGCAGTAAACCAGATTCCGACAACAGGCCATGCGGCGAGGAAGAAGTGAAGACTTCTGCTGTTGTTGAAGGAAGCGTATTGGAAGATCAGGCGACCGAAGTAGCCGTGAGCAGCCACGATGTTGTAGGTCTCTTCTTCTTGACCAAACTTGTAACCATAGTTCTGAGACTCAGTTTCAGTGGTCTCACGGACGAGCGAGGAAGTAACGAGACTACCGTGCATTGCCGAGAAAAGTGATCCACCGAAGACGCCTGCAACACCCAGCATGTGGAAGGGGTGCATCAGGATGTTGTGCTCTGCTTGGAAGACAAGCATGTAGTTGAAGGTGCCACTGATACCCAGGGGCATTGCGTCAGAGAAAGAACCTTGACCGAAAGGATAGACCAGGAAGACTGCGGATGCTGCTGCAACAGGTGCAGAGTATGCAACGCAAATCCAAGGACGCATACCGAGACGGTAAGAGAGTTCCCACTCACGTCCCATATAGGCGTAGATGCCGATCAGGAAGTGGAAGACAACCAATTGGAAAGGACCACCGTTATACAGCCACTCGTCAAGAGATGCTGCTTCCCAGATGGGATAGAAGTGAAGACCGATTGCGTTAGAAGAAGGGACAACAGCACCAGAGATGATGTTGTTACCATACATGAGTGAACCAGCAACTGGTTCGCGAATACCATCAATATCGACGGGGGGTGCTGCTACGAAGGCAGTAATGAAACATACTGTTGCTGCCAGCAGCGTCGGAATCATCAGGACACCGAACCAACCGACATACAGACGGTTATTGGTGCTTGTGACCCATTCGCAGAATGATTCCCAGGTGGATACGCCACCGCGTGTTGATAGAGTTGAATTTGCCATTGTAATGTACTTAAAGTAAGACCATCAGGGAAATGGTGGAGTTACTATTCCTCTGCACCCTAAGCAGAGGTATGAAAGACGTTGTTATACTCCCTATAGGTCTTGGTTTAAGGGGAGTCGATCATGTTACGTTTCGTAACCAGACCATGTATTTATATTACGGGAAACTCTACTCTTTGTCAACCGTGTCAGTTGGAGAAGTGTCTACCGTATAATCGAAGGTGGCACTGAGGAATTCCGACATATAAGGCATGGTCTCTGCCAGTTTCTTACGCTGGTTATAGAGATGAGACCATTCAAGTACTTGACGCTCCGATACTGTGACTGGATAACCAAAGTATTGGAATTGTCTAGTATTGATGTTGGTGATACCAGACCCTGCAAGGATGTATGCGATAGGCATGTGTCCTGTAGGGATAGGCTCACCACTCACCATGAAGTGTCGGACTACCTCGTGTGTCCCTTCCCCAGAATTATAGCATACATTCTCGGTAGCATCGCGCCAGAAGGGAGTGTCTCGTCTGCGAGAGTAGTAGTAATGTGCTTCCACAAACTCACGCCAACCATCCATATGCTCAGCAAGATCATGATTGAAACGATCCCGAGCAAACTGACCAGGAAGTTTCTCCACTCTCAGGATATCCATGAGTGCCAGGATACCATGATGAGTATTGAATAGTGATGTAGATTCTAGTGGCTCAATGAAACCATAGGACAGACCAATAGAAATGCAATTACCATTCCATGCATTCTCGTGTCTACCATTCTCAAACCCAATCAGTTTGGCATCATCATAACCAAACTCTTCCCATGCTTCATCATCTGTCTGATGCTTAGAAGAGAAGACATAACCACGACTCACACAATCGTAGGTGGGGATAGTCCATTGCCACCCAGCAGACATGCCCCGTGCATTTGTATAGGGCACCATCTCTTTCTTTCGATTGCGATACTCAGTCTTCTTTACCCAGGCTCTGTCGGTGAGGATTGTGTCGAATGGTATCCACTTGGATAACGATCCTCCGACAACTGCTTGCTGACCAGTACAGTCGATATAGAGATCACCGTAAATCTCCGCTTTGAGTTGATGAGGTCCTCCATCCACCAGGAGACTTGTGATGTTTCCTCCCTTACTACGTACCGACTTAACTTTGCTATCAACCACTTTGATATCTTGACAGAAAGTTTCTCTGAGATATTGGCTGAATGCTGCTCCGTTGATATGGAAGGAGCGGTCCTTTGCGAGTCCATAGGGGAAAATAAGATCGTGGTCTAGGGGAAGTCTCCCCTCTTCAGCGATCGTCACAAACGGCATAAACATGTCCGCAAATGGGGGAATCTCGTCTGGATAGAATGCTTTAGCAACCATCCAGTCATTATATTTAAGATCCTTAGCGATCGACTGACCGTTTGGATAGTGAAACGTTTCACCTTTCGCAACAAAGTCCTCAAATCTAGAGGAAGATTTGAATGTTGCTCTGGCATTTGGCAGGAATTCTTCATCAGTAATTCCCATGTAATTCAGATATTGATTGAGGTGGGGAGTAGTTGACTCACCAACACCAATAGGCTCAGCACCTGCAATGATTGTAATATCCCATTCGGGAAAGGTTTTACAAAAAGCAGCGGCGGTCATCCATCCAGATGTGCCGCCGCCAACGATCACGATACGCATAATTACTTCTCTTTTTTTAGTTGCCTCTTCACTAATTTAGCATACAAAACATCTTCAGGTGTATACCATTCAGGATGCTTCTTCGCTGTCTTGATGATCTTCTTGACCGCCTTCTTTGTAGACAGGTCTTTCTTCATTTACTTTCCTCCATGCAGAATACTCTTCAAAGAGTTTTCGCCCAGCGTACTTATAAATACCCGACTCTTTTAGGATAGCGGATGCTTCTTCAGCGGTTTGAGGTAAAGTATCTCCCCAAAGACCGTTGCTTACGAAGTAGTGGCAAAACTCATATACTGATCTATTTATCTCATAACCTTCATGAATAAAACAGGTCAGTGCAATCTGCCTTTCGCGCATCTTGCCATCATCGTAACGCCAGTCATCAATCATGCTTCAACCATCCTGAATTCTTTTTTGGTCTTGACTTGTTTGGATAGAGTTTTGCACAAGTAGAGGAGGAATTCTGCCTTATGCTCAGAGAGATTAGAGTACCTCTTAAGAGTTACCCATCTCCCTTCCCAATATAATTCTAAAGTATACACTTGCCATTAAGAATACACAAGTTTATTTAGATATTCGTTTGCGTATACTTCACGGTTACCTTTGATGCCCCAACCCAACCAGTAGTAAGCAGGAACCATGTACTGATAGATAGTTTTTCCATGACCTTCAAACTCTGGAAGGTAACGTTGGAAGATTGGTTCGTTAATCATCCAGCGAGTTTGACCTTCCAAACTACTAGGGTCACAAATATACTTAGCACAGAAGTTTCCAAGACCCTTGTAGCGACCGATAGAAGTCCACTGGATCAAACCATACCCACCAACCTTACACTCGGTGTAGGAGACGCGAGCACCACCCTCACAGATGTTAGGAATGAACTTGCTTTCTTGCTTGATGTTGCCCAGGATTGTAGCAATTGCTTTGGGATCAGAGATTCTAGTTTTTTCTTGTAGTTTCTCAAGTACATATTGCTCATTAGGTGTGCAGTCAGGGCACTTCCAAGTTTTTTGGTAAGGCTCTACCACAATAGGTGTAACATCAGTAGGTGTAGGAGGTGCTTCTGGCAACGGCACAAGGAATGGTGCCAATGCGGCAGCCGTTGCTGCTGCCATCACGGTAGTAGTCATAACTCTCATTACAGGACCCCCATACTGTACTACATAAAAAACGGGGTGTCAACTGGATTGTGCCAGTTACCCCGTTGTCATGCGACGACGATATTCAGTTTTATTTAGGTCACCAGACGCCAGGGATCACCTGACCTGTTGCCAGGTATGCTCCTACTGCTGCAACGAAACCAATCATTGCTGCACGTCCATTCAGTTTTTCTGCTTTTTCGTTAAACATAATAATACCTCAAAAGATGCCGAAGAAGAATTTGCCAGTGATGGCATAAGATAGGAAACCAGAAACGATTCCCATCATTGCCCAGCGACCGTTGTAGGTCTCTGCGAATTGTTGGGGTGATTCAAGACCCTTACGGTTGTAGGATTCTACTACCATTTCAGGCTCGCGAGCGAAGATGTTTTGTTGCCCCAGCTCGTTAGTGGTTACAGTCATTTGTAAACTTTTGTGACGGTGACATAACTATATAGCAATTATTAAATTCTGTCAACTCCCAAATGTAATGACATCCTGACCAGCTCCACCATAAGGATAGTCAACAGGACCAGCAGCGTAAAATTCGCTACCAAGTGCGCTGAAACTAATGCTGCTGTCATCAGCACCACCAAGGATGGTGTCACCCTCCGTAGAAGGAGAGAGGGTATCAAGAATAGACTTCATGCCCAGGTAGTGACGCCATACTTCAGAGAGGGTAGACTGATTGAAGTTGGGATCATCCAATGCTGCTTTGAAAGCAGACCGCATAGAAAATACTGCAGTCTCAAACTCATTGTGTACATTTCTCATCGTGTTTTTACCTCGTCTTTAACGTAGCAGGGGACATTATCGGGGTCGAGCCACTTTGTATATTCAAAGTCACTCATTGCAGTATCGAGTTGCATTGCGTTGTCACACAGATACATGTCTCGATACTTACCAGTATACGCATCTACCTTTTGAATGCGGTAGTCAGGCATACCATTGATCTCAAGAGTGCCTGCTTGGACATAGCGATATGGGAATCGCTCAAGCAGGACTGTGGGTTTCTTCATGAAAGTGATTTGTAAACCGCTTCAATATGCATATTACCATGAAAATACCCTGCCGCAATAGTGGTCAGGGTCAGTATGAAAAGTGCCCCAAGGGCAAGGATAGGAGGTTTCATTCCTTCCAGCGTAGAGTCTTGAGATACTCTAGCACATTCTCACGCACCCACATAAGCTCGTGATAACATTCTTGATTGTGAGCACACTGCCTCAGCTCATGATCGGGTTTGTGTACACTCTCAAGGAATAGATCAAGTCCTCTATTCCAGCGTTCGGCATCGGTCATGTGTCGTTTCTCCGTTAGTAATTAAGTGTAGGAAAACCATCCAGTGATGATCATCTTTTCATGATTCTCGGTTACCCTTCCTCGATGAAAATGTGTCCAGTCAGATGGCCAGATTACTGTGTATCCTTTCTTTGCTGGGACATACTTCTGTTGGTGATACCATTCAGTGCCACCATCTTCAGCATCATTTAGATATGTCATGAAGACTAAATGACGGTGGGCGTTTCCAGGCAGAGCATTAGACCTTTCGGTATGCCACTGCTTGAAACCACCGCCTTTAGGATACCACTGCATAGACAGTGGCTCAGTTATTTGGAAGCGAGAAGTTTCCACGAATGGAAACCTCTCAATGTACTTATTCAGGACACCCTGAAGTGCCTGCATATAATTTTGGACGTGAGGAACTGCTAGTTGAAAAGGAATGTGTAGATCAATGGAGTCTTTATACTCCTTATCTACTTGAATGTCCCCATGTTTATATACTTGTCCCTCATGCCTGTTGAGTATCTCCTGATTATGCCAGAAGTCATGTAGATCATCGACAACGGATTCATCAATATAGTCCCCCCAGATAAAATCTGAGATGGGTTCGCAAAATCTACCTTTGTAAACTGTAACTTCTGTCATTAGATATCCCGACCAGGGTGAGTTTAGTGCCGTCCCAAGGCAGGGTCAGAATTGACTCCACCAGGGTAAGATTTACGTCGCTTCCAGGACGCCATCTGCAATCATATTATCTATTAGAATCGTATAGTCCTCCTCAACATCAAGACCCCAGAAGTGGACGTGATGATTATTCTCATCGCTATAGAAACGACAGAGTGAAGAGAAGAGGGATGGATACTCAGTGTCAAGGGCAACGTTGCCATTAACAGCATCCTTCAGAAGTTGGAGACTTTCTCCAAAGCGATCTCTAACAGTCATGATTGACTCCTATTTTGTTTTCCAACATGCACCAGAGGTGCAACGATCCAGGTAGGATTCGAACCTACGACCGACTCTTTAGAAGAGAGTTGCTCTATCCATCTGAGCTACTGGACCTTAAATGTAGATGAAACTCATACTCTCACAATAGGGTCTCCATCCCACATTGTTTTCTTAACTTTGTCTACTTTACCTCGTAGGTTAAACGAGATGATTGTCCTTAGTTTCTCAGACTCATTAGGCAATGCCTCATGTGAGATTGTAGCAGGAAAGATAACTAGATCTCCTTCATTAACAGGTGGAATGAAGGTTTGTAACCTACCACTCCAAGGGTTGTTGAAAGGAGAGTAAAACTTTGTGGCAGAATGATACTCAGGATCAAACTCCACATACATTACAGCAGACCACCCACTGTGTCCATGATTATGTACACCATGCTTCATGCCTCGGACAGATTTCTGACACCACATGTCAGTAAACTCGATGCGTCTACGCTCAGTAAACTCAGCAAGATACGGCTCAAGGATGTCAATCACTGTGTCAGCATAAGGTGGCAGGTGCTCTTCAGACTGATGGAAGAAATCAGTATACTGATCTCCATTACTGTCGAAGTGCTCCTGCTCAAACTCAGGCAGTACATCTAGGATCTTTTGCTTGTTTGTTTTCCAGTTTGCGATCTCGTAATGAATGATAGGGACCGAAAACATAGAATGTAATGTCATTGTGCCTCTTCATACTCACGAATCTTTGCTGCCAATGCTTCTGCATTGCCAGTGTTTCCTAGATCCAACTCGATGTGGAGTTGGTCAACGAGAAACTCAACTGTGCTCTCAAAGAAATCAATTTCATCTTGAAATCGATCATCCATTGACCCTCTCCTGACTACTGTGCAATTATATATGCTAGTTGCCCTCTGCGTCAACCCCAAAGTGCTTGATAAACCACTCAGCATCCACTACGACAAGTGGTCTCTTCCGATTCTTCTTCATAAAAAGAATTGGTTGATGGTCACCAGCGTTAGCACACGCCTGGTCATAGGCATCGTATACATTGAGTCGCTCAACATTCTTACACTCAATGCTGAAGGGAAACTTTGACCTAGCATCTCGTGCCATGATCAGATCCTCCCCACCAGCACCCATGCTGCGAGACTCAATGTCCTCTGGATGTACATCTCTATGCTCAATGAGCATATCTCTCACCCACTTCTGGAAGTTTCTACCCTTCGCTTTCGCACTCTGTGGTTTCATCTTTATCCTTCTTATTGAATCCAAATGGTGCTGTCTTGCCTTCTTCTTCTAGCCTTAGTTTCATGGCAACAGCACCAAGTGATTCCATAACCTTAAGGATGTCTTCAGTCTTAGCACCCTCTCCTAATTCTTTGGCAACATACCAGTACTTTTCCCAGAATGTTTCACCTGCCTTCTTGTAATCATCTAGTGTCAATAATTTCATTAGTCTGCATACCCATCATCATCGTCGTCAAACTGGTAACCGAAACGATTACTGTCACGACCTTGCAAGTATTTATCAGGGTCTTCTTTGATGGCATCCTCTAGAGATTGTGCCAACAGTTTGAGATTATGTGCAATCAGTTTTACTTTCTCGTAATTCATAATTTCTCCTAATAAAAAAGGACCCGAAGGTCCTTATGATCACTTGCTATAAGTGTGACCGCGATAACAGAAGGTGCCGTGAGACTCCTTGGACTCCACACAACGTGTGTCATACTTCACACCACGATATGAGGTGTGGGTAATCTGTGCGTCATGCAGACGTGCTGCTTTCTCGATCTGCTTTTTGATCAGTGTAAGTGTGTTCATTTGTCAGTCTCCTGAAGTTAGGGTTTTTAATCCCCGTTCCTTCAGTCGTGTGCGTCCCATGGATAGCATTCAGGCGTTGATTCCTTCATAACCTCAATCAATTCCACCTTAAATTCAGGAGGAATATTCTCATTTGTTTTCATCCGAAGCATAACTGCATCGGCTTGAGCACATGTGAGCGATGAATAGAATAGTATCTCTAGCATGGGATGAACGGCTCCGTTCCGCGACTTACTTGCGTCCCACCGAAGTGGGATGAACGTATAGTTAGTATAGCACTAACAATACTATTTAGCAAGTCATCGTCCTTTACGCCTCCTGATCGGTTTCGTTGTCGCTAGGTCCTTCTTCAAACTCCGTAAAAATTTCAAGTGGACCTTGATACCACTGATCGGGTCCAGGCCAAGTATACTTGTCTGATCCTGTCTCTTCCTTTTCCAACTGTTTCTCCTTGTCATGTAACCAATTCTTAAAGTTGGAAACCAGAGAAAGTACTTGCCTCAACATCTTGTTTGATACCTCCGACAATATAGGACTCGATCTCAGTCTCCTGAGGAGCATTCTGTTGACCTTTGCTATTTAGCCAGTGCTCAGTCCATGGTAGAGGATTGTTTTTTGCAGGGATATCGAATGCAGCTTCCAATCCAATCGCTCTCATGCGACGGTTGGCAACCCATTCAACATACTGCGACAGCAGTCTTTCATTAAGACCAATCATGCTGCCATTCTCAAACAAGTAGTTTGCCCAATCTTTCTCTTGGTTTACAGCGTCAATAAACATTTGACGCACTGTTTCTTTTTCTTCCTGTGCGATGATCTGCATTTCAGGATCATCACCTTCTGACCATTTCTTCAGAATCTTTTGTGTGAGTAAAAGATGCTGTGACTCGTCTCTTGCGATGAGGGAGATGATCTTTGCACTACCCTCCATAAGTTTAAGCTCTCCAAAAGCAAAACTGCAAGCGAAAGAGACATAAAAACGTATCCCCTCAAGAATGTTAACATTAGCAATAGCCAGGTAGAGTTTACGCTTGACATCCTTGAGCGTATAATCTCTAGAAGGAGATCCTTTCCAATCAGTCTCCCACATACTACCTTGTGCCCAATCAGTAGCAGCATCGATGAATTCATTGTATGCTTTGCAGACTGACTTAGCACGATCAAGGATCTTATCGTTGTCAAGTACTGTATCAAAGACCTCTGAAGGGTCTGGATAGATGTTTTTAATGATGTGAGTATAGGAGCGCGAATGAATCTGCTCCATAAATTCCCAAACACCCATGGCACCTTCCAACTCAGGTAGTGAGCAGTAAGGAGAGAATGCCATGCCAGGTCCACGACCTTGCACAGAGTCCAGGAGAATCTGATACTTAAGATTGGAAGTGTAGATGTGCTTCTGCTGGTCACTCAGAGTCTTGTAGTCTGCTCTGTCTTTCTGAAGTGAAACCTCTTCAGGTCTCCAGAAGTATCCCAGTTGAGTCTGTGTTAGTTTATCAAAGTCTGGATACTTGTACTCATCATAACGTTGCATTCCCAGTGGAGCACCAAAAAACATTGGTTGTTTCTTAGTGTCTACTTTCTTCTCGTTAAATACCGTTACTCCCATTTTCCCCCTTTGGATGTTTGTAGGTGCCAAATAAATTGACATAATATAAAAATGATCTGATCCTTGGTTTAATACCAAATGAATTGCATACCTCCAGGAAGGACTCAAAGTCCTCCTGAAGATCTTCTGTTAATTCTATCTCAACTACCTTAGACATTGCAAGCATCACAATCGGCTTCGTTGCCCTCATCAATCTCTTTCAAGATCTCCTCAATAGGGCGAGGAGTTTCTTCTTCAGTGTCCTTCTTAGCATCGTATGTATTTTGGTAGTAAGAAGTCTTCCAACCATACTTATATGTAGTCAAAAGATCATTTGCCATGACCGACACAGGTACTTGATTGTTTGGATAATTCTCTGGATTGTATGACCAGTTGCCACTGATCGCTTGATCAAAGAATTTTTGCATGACAGCAACAATCTTAATGTATCCTTCGTTGGATGGCATGTCCCATAACAAAGTGTAATTGTTTTTTAGTGTGGTGTATTGTGGAACAATCTGCTTAAGAGGTCCCTTCTTTGATTTTTTAATGGACAGGTAGTCGCGAGGCGGCTCGATTCCATTGGTTGCGTTTGACACAACGGAGCTGCTCTCCGATGGCATCTGTGCGGACAGTGTGCTGTTTCGGAGACCATATCGGATGATATCATTCCTAAGACTACTCCAATCATAGTGGTATTCTGGCGTGGTGATTTCGTCTACTTCAGTTTTATAGGTGTCAATAGGCAGGATGCCATCAACATACTTAGTGCTGGGGAATGCATCGCATTGTCCAATCTCTTTAGCAAGATCATTAGATGCCTTGAGAAGATTGAATTGGAATGCTTCTGTCAGTCGATGTACTTCATCGTATGCTTCTTGATCATCATACTTCAATCCTTTCTTGGCGAGGTAATGTGCCAGACCGATGTATCCAATACCCAGAGAGCGCCTTGCAAGGGTGCTACGACGGGCAGCAGCGACGGGATAGGACTGATAATCAATCAGAGCATCTAGACCACGCACGGCGAGGTCACAGAGGTTTTCAATCTCATCGAGATTCTTGATCTTACCGATGTTAATAGCAGAGAGAATGCAGAGAGCAATCTCACCTGCTTCATCATCAATGTGATCAATGGGATCAGTAGGCAGAGTGATCTCTTGACAGAGGTTACTCATATTCACCTTGTCCTTGAAGGACGAGTGAGAGTTACAGTGATCGATATTCATAATGTAAACACGACCAGTCTCTGCTCTCTCTTTCAGTAGGTCAGTGATCAGAGTTTGAGCGTTTGCTGTGTTACGGGGGATGGATTCATCTGATTCGTAACGTAAATACATGCGGTCAAAGCTGCTAGTCCCGAAAGCGTCATAAAGATCAGGGACATCATGAGGACTGAAAAGTGAAATGTCCTCGTTGTTGATGAATCGCTCATAAAATAGTTTGCTGAATTGGATTGAGTAGTCAAGTTTCCTCACACGATTGTCTTCAGTGCCCTTGTTATTCTTAAGGACAATGATATCTTCTATCTCTTTATGCCAGATTGGAAAGTGGACTGTCGCTGAGCCACCTCGGACACCGTTTTGTGTGCAGCATCTGACAGTACTCTCAAACTTTTTAAGGAAGGGGACCACACCTGTGTGTGCCACCTCTCCGCCTCGGATCTTACTGTTGATCCCACGGATTCTGCCTGCGTTGATACCGATTCCTGCACGTTGAGCAACATAGTAGCCAATCGCCATGTCACTAGAAAA